AAACTTTCGCGAACACTGGTCAAGTATTAGATTTATTTGGCATGCGTGTTTATGTTAGTCCTAACGTAACAAACTCTGCTACAAATATGCATACTGGCGGTGGAACAGATACACAGACACCGATTGGTTATTGTGTTCATAAATCTGCTATGTATACCGCATTCTCAAAGAATGTAAACATCAAAACTGATTACAGTATTGATTATCTGGGAACTAAAATGGTTGCAGATGTTATGTATGGTGCAAAAGTGAATAGTGAAAATACTGCTGGACAAAAAAGAGTCCATTTCTTAATATAATCACTAATCGCGTTAATATAAAGGGTGGTGATTTTTTTCGCCACCCTTTCTACCAAGGAGAATTTAATGAAGCAGAAATTTATTACCATTAGACATAAAGGCAAATCCAAGCATACTAGAAAACTTGGCGAAGTAGAATTTTTCAACATGATAGATAAAGATGATTTTGAAATTGTTGCCGAAAGAGCCAGAAATAAAAAAGGTCAACTAAAAGCGGATGACCCATCAACTCCAGATGTTAATGAAGCATACGTCGGAGGAAAGGCTCCCAAAAAGAAAAAGGCTAAAGCAAAGAAGAAGAAGAAAAAGTAGATGCCCAGATTTGGTAAAAGGTCAAAGGAGCGATTAAAATCATGCAACGCAGATTTACAAATGGTATTCAATGAAGTTATTAAATACGTGGATTGCTCAATACTCGAGGGGCATAGAGAAAAAGAAAGGCAGAATCAGCTTTACGACGAAGGTAAAACAAAAGTTCTCTACCCTAATGGCCGGCACAATGCTTATCCTTCTAATGCTGTTGATGTTGTTCCTTATCCGGTGGACTGGGACGACCGGGAACGAATGACTTTATTTGCTGGTTTTGTTCTAGGAACAGCAAA